CATTTTTCAACACTTATAATGAATATACTAAGATAAACTTACCCCCCTCAACAATTAATGAAACAAATGAAAAGGAACTCTTAAAACAGAAAATGCTAGAGTTTGAGGCAGATTTAATGAATTCCCAAAATAAAGATGAATTCAAAGATAAAGTAAGAAAAATAAAACACAAAAATAAAATGGTAAGTGCTTATAGAAATATTAGAAAAATATTTTAAATAATAATTTGGTCACCTAACATCCTTTTATTACATTAAGGTATGTTCTACCTTATAGAAACCGAAGATCAGCTTAAAAACTTAGAAAGCAAATTACGAAAATCCCATCGTATACATCTTGAATATATTCAAGGCAACGACAACACACACCCAGCACTTGCGGAAGTAATAGCTATATACATCAATACTGGATATCCAAATAATGAGGGATACATAATCCCTATTAACCACCCAGAATGTATAAATTGGGATAAAGACGAAATATTTGAATGGTTGCGAAGGGATGGTAGTAGAGAGTTTTATGTAAGAGATAAAAAAGCGGCCTTACATACCAACCCCACAATCCATTATACGGATATACAACACTGCCTATTCCGCAATAAAAACATACTACTTACGGACACACATAATACTCAAGCACACGCATGGTATTACCGAAAATTCGCGCAAATTAAGGCGAATAAAATAATACCTATTGGGAAGCACCATGAGCGCTGTGAATCGAAACACCGCGAAGTAATACAAGATTTTACCACTGGGTTTGATAGATTTTCATCTGAATATTTTGACGATATATTACTACCTGTCTTACATAAGTTAGAGAAGAATGCATTAAAATTCAATGACAAGTTTGATGACTATTTTACACTAAAAAGCAAAAAATTCTCCATAAAAGAAAATCATATATACGGACAATATAACCCGTATACTACAACCGGAAGACCTGTAAATAACTTTAATGGAATAAATTTTGTTGGGTTAAAGCACGATAACGGAGAACGTGATTGTTTCGAACCAGATAATGATGTTTTTGTTGAAATGGATTATGATGGTTACCATCCGCGTTTGATAGGAGATATAATTGGTTATGAGTTTGAAGGTAATGTACACAACACACTCGCGGAGATTTATTTTAAATCCAAGGAAATCACACCTGAGCAATATAAAGAAAGCAAAACATTAACTTTCAAACAGATATATGGAGGTATAGATAAGGCGAACTTACATCACCCTTTCTTTAAGAAAACACAAGATTTTATAGATATTATTTGGGAGGAATTTAATAGTAAAGGACATATAGAAGTAGGAGGATACAGTATAAAAAAGAAATTCCACCCTAAAATACATTCTCAAAAACTATTTAATTATTATATTCAAGCAACTGAAACATATACTAACATTCTTAAGATAAAAGAAATACAAGAATATTTAGAAGATAAAAAAACAAATCTTGTCCTTTACATATATGATGCTTTTATATTTGATTTTGCAAGATCAGACACAAAACAAACGCTCTTTGATTTACAAAATATAGTAGGTGACAAGTTCCCGATTAAAGTGAAGGTAGGTGACCACTACGGGGCTTTGGCGTAAATTTTATATTTATATAGTGGAAAATCCCGCTTTATGAGTAATAGATTATATTGTACCTTCACCACAAAAGACCAACTAGAAGAAATATCCAATAAGATACAGTCTTCTTATGTTATTCTTTTTAATAAAATTTTTATATTAGAAAGTTTGGATGGTGAAAAAATCATGCTTACATACAATGTAGATATGAGAAATTCATCAAATGAATTCGCAGTAGATAATACGATATTAGTTCATAGAAAAAAGCAAACAAATACTTTATACACAATAAACGCACTTAACGAATTGATAAAGGAATTAAATAATGGGGTTTTAGATAAGAAATTCCCCATAGAGTGGGAACATTATAAAAATTGTATATTACTTGTACAATCAGAGGGCTTTAATCGTATAGATACAAAAATTAAAGAAATCATAAATCTTTAGTAGAAACATTTGGTTGGGCCAGAAATTTTTCTTATACTTACATAAGTAATAACATAAAAATAAATAAAAGTTATGGATTTAAATGAAATCAAAAATCGTTTAGCAAAGCTAAACAACAAAGGGGGAGGTGGCTCTAGCAACTTCAAAAACAATTTCTGGAGACCACCAGTAGGTGAAAAATCACAAATTAGAATTGTACCCTACACACACAACAAAGATTTTCCGTTCTCGGAATTATACTTTTACTTCGGTATTGGTAAACCAAGGATGATTGCTCTTTCTAATTTTGATGAATCAGACCCAATTTTGGAGTTTGCATCACAATTAAGAAAATCAGGTGATAAAGAAAATATGGAATTAGCTAAAAAATTATTCCCTAAACTTCGTGTTTTTGCTCCAGTAATAGTAAGAGGAGAAGAAGACAAAGGAGTTAGATTCTATGAATTTGGGAAAATGGTTTATCAAGAATTATTAGGTGTAATGGCTGATGAGGATTATGGTGATATTACTGATATTCAAAAAGGTAGAGATATCACAGTTGAAGTAATCCCAGCAGCAGAAACTGGCAAAATGTTTAATACAACGACTGTTCGTGTTAAGCCAAAACAAACACCAATCATCGATGATGAGTCTAAGGTTGAAGGTCTTTTAGAAAATCAAAAGGAACTTGTTTCTTTATTTAAGAAATATTCTTTTGAAGAATTAAAAGGTGAATTGCAAGGTTGGTTAAAACCAGCTGAAGCAGATGGAGGAAAAGAAACAGAAGTAAAAGAAGCTCCTTCTAAGAAAAAACCAAACTTAGATAGTAAACTTGATGAATTGTTTGACTAATGGCAAAGAAAAAAGTAGAAACAAATAGGGACGAACTAACAGGACTTCTTGCTGATTCCCTGAATAAAAAGTTCAATAAGACTCATCATAAAGTAGCTTATTTCCTTGATGGAGGTAAGGACTCACCCACAGATGTCAATGATTGGGTATCCACAGGTTCTACAGTTTTAGACTTGGCTATTTCTAATCGCCCAAATGGTGGTTTACCTGTCTCAAAAATCGTTGAGATAACTGGTCTTGAACAAAGTGGGAAGTCTCTGTTAGCGTCTCATGTTATAGCAAACACACAGAAAAAAGATGGAGTAGCAGTTTACATTGATACTGAATCTTCACTTAATACACAATTTTTACAAGCAATTGGAGTAGATGTTGAAAAAATGATCTACCTTCCTCTAGAAACAGTCGAAGATATTTTCGATGCGATCACAGAAGTGATTTTAAAAGTTAGAGAAAGAAACCCAAACAAACTTGTAACTATTGTAGTAGATTCAGTAGCTGCCGCTACCACTAAAATTGAATCAGCCGCTGATTTTGAGAAAGACGGATATGCAACACAAAAAGCAATCATCCTTTCAAAAGCAATGCGTAAAATCACCAACTTAATTGGACAAGAAAAAATACTTTTAGTATTTACTAACCAGTTAAGGCAAAAGATGGGCGCAATGCCATTTGCTGATCAATATACTACTTCAGGTGGTAAAGCCCTACAATTTCACTCTTCTGTAAGATTAAGACTTAAACAAGTTGGAAAGCTTAAAGAAAAAATCAAAGGAGTAGATGAAGTTGTGGGGTCAGAAGTCGAAGCTATTGTAGTTAAAAATAGAATGGGCCCACCAAACAGAAAAGTCAGATACAATGTTTTTTATAGACAAGGTATGGATGATTTTGGAGGTTGGCTTAAACTAATGAAAAACTATAAAGTTTGCAAACAATCAGGACCCATTTGCAAATACACCGATACCAAAACAGGTGAAATAGTAACATTCTCAGGCAAAGAACTTGAAACACTTTGTAAAGAAAGACCTGAAATTAAAGAAGCTATGTATAGAGATACTTGTGATGCATATATTATGAAGTATCAACACGAAGAAGCTCAAGATATGGACCCAGACATTGAAGTTGATGAAAAAGGTTTATAATGGCAAATACTATATTCGATTTATTAGATAATGTCCAAAAACCGGACAATTTAAACGTTAATTCAAAAGTACTTATTGTAGATGGTTTAAACCTTTATTTGCGAACATTCGCAGTAAATGGAGCTTTAAATGATAATGGTGTACCTGTAGGAGGATTAGTTGGTTTTTTAAGATCTTTAGCATATGCTATTAGAGAAACTAACCCCACTAGAGTAATTATAGTTTATGATGGTGCGGGTGGTTCACAAAGGAGAAGAAAAATATATCCTAACTACAAATCGAATAGAAAACCAGGTAAACGTATTACAAGATGGGATGCATTTAAAAACGCTGCGGAAGAAAAAGAAGCAATGAAAATACAATTCTCTCGTTTACTTGAATATTTAGAAGAACTACCAATCAACGTTATATCAATAGACAGAATAGAAGCAGATGACACAATAGCTTATATCACTAACGACTTATTAGATGAAGAAGTAATAATAATGTCTGCAGATCAAGATTTCTTACAGTTAGTAAATAAAGATGTGACTGTATGGAGTCCTATAAAGAAGAAATTTTATACACCAGAATTGGTGATCAAAGATTATGGAGTACCGGCCCACAATTTTTTAATGTATAAGGTTCTGATGGGAGATAAATCTGATAACCTAGAAGGGGTTAAAGGATTAGGACCCAAGAAATTACCTAAGATTGTTCCAGATTTATATACTACAGATTCCCTTAATCTTGATTTCATTGTGGAACAGGCGAGTAAAGGAGAGGAACCAATGCATAAAAGAATTGTGGAGTCGGAACACCAACTTCAAATAAATGAAAAACTTATGGATTTACATAATCCACCAGTTTCTGCGGAACTAAAATCATCAATAAGAAGATTAATAGAAGCACCAATAAATTTGCTCTCCCGAAATGAATTTGTTATAAAATATACAGATGATCAAATGGGGAATGCCATTCAAACAATAGATTTATGGTTAAGAGAACATTTCTCCAGATTAAATAGTTTAGCAAAAACAACTCATGAGTAAATTAACACAGTACGGGCACGCATTTCAAACAAAAGCTTTAGGCATTCTTATTACAGATCGAGAATTTCTACAACAAATTTCAGACATAATCTCTCCAGATTATTTTGATAATGATGCTAGTAAATGGGTTATAAGAAAAACTCTTAGCTATTACGATGATTATAAAACAATTCCAACAATGGAAGTTTTTAAAGTTGAAGTAGAAGGAATCACCCAAGAACTACAAAGTGTAGCTGTAAAAGATATTTTAAAACAAGCATACAAAGCATCAAAAGCCACAGACTTAACTTTTGTAAAAGACACCTTCCTTGATTTTTGCAAAAACCAAACACTGAAAGGAGCACTTATGCAGTCTGTGGATCTATTAGAATTAGGCGATTATGATGATATAAGAAATTTAATCGACAGAGCCCTCAAAGCAGGTACGGAACGCGATATAGGACATGAGTATTTCGCAGAACTCGAAGATAGATTTAGGGATGAAGCTAGGAGCACTATAGAAACACCTTGGCCTTTAATAAATAATCTACTTTGTGGTGGGTTAGGACAAGGGGATTTAGGTTTAATAGCTGGGGGTCCTGGTGGTGGAAAAAGTTGGGCATTAGTTGCTTTAGGAGCCCAAGCGGTAAAGATGGGATACACAGTAATCCATTACACACTTGAATTATCTGAAAAATATGTAGGTAGAAGATATGATGCTTGTTTCACAGAAATACCTGTAGGAGAAATCACAGATAATAAAGAAAAAGTAAAGGAAACAATTGAGGATCTAAGAGGGGGATTGTATATTAGAGAATACCCCGCAGGACAAGCAACAGTAAACACAATACATTCACATTTAGAAAAATGTAAACAACAAAATATAGAACCAGATTTAGTAATTATAGATTACGCTGATTTGTTAACTTCTAAAGCAAGTAAGGAAAAAAGAGACAAATTAGATGATATATTTACAGGTTTAAGAGGGTTAGCAACTGAATTAAAATTACCAATTTGGACAGCTTCTCAAGTAAATAGATCAGGAGCAAGAGAAGAAATTATCCAGGGAGATAGAATAGCAGAAAGTTATTCTAAAATGATGATTACTGATTTTGCAATGTCTTTAGCAAGAAACGCAGAAGATAAAGAAAATGGAACAGGAAGATGGCACATTATGAAAAATAGATATGGAGCAGATGGTCTAACTTACGACGCTGTTATGGATACTGCAATAGGTAAGATCGAAATAAATATGAGAGGAAATAATAGAAATGAACAAAATAATCAAGGAGGAATGTCGCCCGCACAGCGAAGAAGACTTCGCGGAGAAGCTGAAAACTTTTTGAACCTTTAATGGGTTTCCCTTGTATATATTGTACTTATCACCACAAAAGGGTATAGGCCCTTTTTTTAATCAATAAAATTAATTTTTTAACAACACACTAAATGAATTTATCACAAGAAATCTTATCGGATATCGTAGTTTATAACAAATATGCAAAATACAATCCTACCAAACATAGAAGGGAGACATGGAGAGAATTAGTAACTCGAAATAAGAAAATGCACCAATCAAAATTCCCTAAATTAAAAGAAGAAATAGAGGAAGTTTATAAATTAGTATATGATAAGAAAATCTTACCTTCAATGCGTAGTTTACAATTTGCAGGAAAACCTATTGAGATAAATAATTCTAGAATATTTAACTGTTCATTTTTACCAATTGATGATTTTAGATCCTTTAGTGAAACAATGTTTTTATTATTATCGGGTTGTGGGGTAGGATATAGTGTCCAAAAGCACCACATAGAAAATTTACCTGAAATTAGAAAAGCTCTGAAAAGTAAAAGATATTTAGTTGGTGATTCAATTGAAGGTTGGTCAGATTCTATAAGAGCTCTGATGAAAGCATATTTTGGAAAAAGTAAAGAAATACCCCTATTTGATTTTAGAGATATTAGACCAAAAGGAGCAGAATTAATTACTGTAGGTGGTAAAGCACCAGGTCCAGAACCCTTAAAAGAATGTTTATTTCAAATCCAAAAAGTACTTGATAGAAAAGAAGACGGAGAACAACTAAAACCAATAGAGGCACATGATATTATTTGCCATATCGCGGATGCTGTATTATCTGGGGGTATTCGTAGAGCTGCGTTGATTTCTTTATTTGATTTACATGATAATGAAATGTTAACTTCTAAATTTGGTGCTTGGTGGGAACATAACCCACAAAGAGGAAGAGCCAACAACTCAGCAGTAGTAATTAGATCTAAATGCAGAAAGAAAGACTTTTTTGAGTTATGGGATAAAATTGTTGCAAGTAATTCGGGGGAACCTGGAATTTATTTCTCAGATGATAAAGATTGGGGAACTAACCCATGTTGTGAAATAGCACTTAGACCATATCAATTCTGTAATTTATGTGAAATCGATGCATCTAACATAAAATCCCAAGAAGATCTGAATACTCGCGTAAAGGCTGCGGCATTTTTAGGGACTTTACAAGCAAGTTACACAGATTTCCATTATTTGCGTTCTATTTGGCAAAAAACCACAGAAAAAGACGCACTTGTGGGAGTAGGAATGACAGGAATAGGAAGTGGTACAATTTTAAAATACGATTTAAAAGAAGCAGCAAAAATGGCCTTGGATTCTAATAAAATCTCAGCAAAACTTTTGGGAATTAAGAAAGCAGCTCGTGTAACAACAGTAAAACCTTCAGGAACTAGTTCATTAGTTTTGGGGACTTCATCAGGAATTCATGCTTGGCATAATGATTTTTATATTAGAAGAATGAGATTAGGAAAGAATGAAGCACTTTATACTTACTTAAGTGAACATCACCCAGAATTGGTAGAAGACGATTTTTTCAAACCAGATATCCAAGCAATTATATCAGTTCCCCAAAAATCACCAGAAGGGGCCATATTAAGAACAGAATCTTCAATAGATCTTTTAGAAAGAACTAAAAAATTCAATATGGAGTGGGTAAAAGAAGGTCATAGAAAAGGATCAAATACAAATAATGTATCAGCAACAATCTCCGTAAAGGAGGGAGAATGGGAAGATGTAGGAGCATGGATGTGGAAAAATAGAAAAACATTTAATGGGTTATCTGTTTTACCTTATGATGGAGGGACTTATACTCAGGCACCTTTTGAAAATATAACACACGAACAATATAAAGAAATGCTATCTCATCTACATTCTATCAATTTAAGATATGTTTATGAAGATGCAGATAACACTACACAAAAAGAAAACTTAGCATGTGCTGGGGGGAGTTGTGAAATAGTATAATGGATTTAATATCCACCCATATAGTTAAAAAAAGCGATTTAGGCTTCCACTCCAATTTATTTGGGGGGAAACTACTCGCATGGATAGACGCAGATGCAGCGGCTTACGCAGCTCAAATATGTGATACACCAAGAATGGTGACTGTATCTATTGAACGTTGTGTATTCAAGAGACCTGCAAAAGAAGGTCAACTATTAAAAGTGTATGGCAAAGTAGAAAAAGTAGGAGATACTAGTATAACTTTAAAAATGCAAGCAAACTCTCACAGTGTCTATACAGGAAAGCAAAAAACCATTTTGGATACCAACATAAAGTTTGTACGAATAGATGAAGAGGGAAGTGCGATTTCTATTTCGAACAAAGTGAAGAAAAAATATGGAAGAGATAATTGAGATACATGGGAAACTATTTCAAGTTAAAAGAAAATTCCCTGAAAATAGAATAAACCTGGAAGTAGAAAATGGAGTAAAAATATTAAAACAATACTTCCATGTAGATACAATGTTCAAAGCACAAGGTTATCTATGGTTATGTAATGAAATAAAAGAAACAAAATATGAAGAAATCAAATAAACCAAAAAAATCCAAAACCCAAACCAAAAAAGTAATACCTGCAGAACTAGAAGCAGATTTTACCAAAATTATGGAGTTTATAAATAAAATTGAAAATTTAGACCTCCAAAACACAGATATAGATCAATTAGACAGGGACACCTCATTACTTAAAAAAGCAGTAGAAGAAAAGTATAAAGGCATTACTAAAGAGGATGATATTAGTTTGGATACCGAAGAATAAATTTATATATAAAAGTTATGGCAAAATACCAATCAACAAAAATATTCGACAACTACTCAGTTGCTCTTAGACAGCATAAAGCTCAACATTCACACTGTAAATTATTACACGGATATGCATTAAAATTTAAAGTATGGTTTGAATCGAATGAACCACTAGAAGAAAACCAATTAGATGAAATGAACTGGATTATGGATTATGGTGGATTTAAAAATACAGACGCAGAACCCACTCCAGGTAATGGGTTAAAAAAATGGATGAACCATATGTGGGACCATACATGTTTAATAGAAAAAGATGATCCACAATTAGAATCATTTAAGATGATGGAAGAGTTAGGTCTTTTAGATTTAAGAATTATGGATGCAATGGGAGCTGAATCTTGTGCTAAATTAGTTTATGATAAATTTAATGAACGAATGGCTTTAACAGGAGGAGGTAGAGTAAAAGTAGTAAAAGTAGAATGTTGGGAAGCAGATAAAAATTCATCAATATATCAAGAATCATGACAGAAAAATCATTCATAAAATGGTTACGTAGATTTATATCCAAAACAGACATAAAAAACATCCAAATCCAACAAAGATATGACCCAACATATAACCATACAACAGCTTTAAAAGAAATATCAGATAAATTAGAAAATATAAAGAATGTATAAAATTTCCCACGAGCTACCTATTAATATGCTCGATCAAAGTTACACAATAAATGATTACGAGTACTGCTTACCTCATTTATTAGATCGAGAAGAAAAATATAAAGAACACTTTCTTAAAGCCAAAAAGGATGGAAGATACATTATCATGGATAATTCACTTCACGAATTAGGTGAAGCATACGATACAAAAAGACTACTACATTGGATTGAAGTATTAGAACCAAATGAATTTATTGTACCAGATGTTTGGCAAGACAAAACAGCTACATTAGTTAATGCTAAGAGTTGGATGAATAATTACAAATTACCAAAAAACACAACCAAAGTAGCAGTAGTACAAGCAAAAGCTTATCATGAAGCATTTGAATGTTATAACATTTTAAAAACCCAAGGATACCAAAAAATAGCATTTAGTTATGGTGCAGATTGGTATGCTGAGGAATTTCCTCACCCAAATCCCTTGGTTGGTAAAATGATGGGTCGTATAATGACTATATCAAAAATGTATAAAAAAGGATTAATAAATAAAAGTGACAGAGTACATTTGTTAGGATGTGCATTACCACAAGAATTTGGTTATTATGCTGACTTTCCCTTTATCGAATCAATTGACACATCAAACCCAATAATCCACGGCTTAGAAGGAGTAAAATACAACAGCCTAGGATTATTAAATAAAGCATCTATAAAAATAGATCAAATAGAAAAAGAAATCGAC